TCTCTCACTCACACCTTCCCGCGCCCCTCCCTTCTCACCCGCCTCGTAACGCGGCCTTCCTGGCCGTCGTCTCGGTATTTCTCTGTCGACTAGCGCGCTTTTCAGATCGATCCAGCGCGCGGTCCTGGGTCCTTCGTTCTTCGTCCCTGGTCCGGCCGGTGCTCGACGCGGCGTGAACCACGGACCACGGGGCCCAGAACGAAGGACGGACCAAGTACCAAGGCCGACGAACCAAGGACGGCAGCTAGACAGAATCGAAAGACGTTCAAAGGAGTTTTATGCGGACACGCTCGTGGCGCGTGGCCTTCGCGCTGCAGGATGACGGATGGTGGCTACGTCAGGAGATTATCTGGGCGAAGAAAAACCCGATGCCAGAGAGCACCAAAGACCGCTTCACCAAGTCACACGAGCATGTGTTCTTATTGAGCAAAAGCGAGCGGTACTACTTCGACTTCGAGGCGGTGCAAGAGCCGGTGAGTCCGAACACGCATGCTCGGTACGCGCAGAATGGCGGCAATCCGCCGCAGGGCGCCGCCTGGGGGTTTGGTGACGCGCCTAGGGACGCTGCTGGCCTGAGCGCGGCGAAGCAGGAATCAGGCTACTCCAAAGGCGCACCGCGCGCGAAACCACCGCACAACAGCGCAGCAGCGCGCAAGGCTCGCGCGAATCAGGATGCCAAATCAGCGCCGAGTGACTTGCTCAATGGCATGCGAGCCGTTGGCCGCCGTCAAGGCCCGCCTGGCAACCCAGCTGAGCGTGCGCCGACGCCAAAGGCCGCCCTCGCCACCAGCGGTAACGACGGCGCCTACAGCGACGGCAAGAGCGAGCGCATGGGCCGCGGTGCAGGCTGGCGCAACAACAAGAACAACGCCAGTTTCGATGAGGCGATGGCCGTCATACCAGACACGCGCAACCCACGCAGCGTGCGCTGGCTGGCCAGCGAGCCATTCAGCGGAGCTCACTTCGCCACCTATCCAGCAGAGTTGATCCGCCCATTCGTGCGCGCTGGCTGCCCACCAGGAGGCACTGTGCTTGACCCGTTCGGCGGCAGCGGCACCACCGGGCTCGTGTGCGACCAAGAGGGCCGCAACGCCATCCTGATCGACCTCGACGAGCGCAACGGGCCGATGGCGCGCGATCGGATCGAAAGCGATGGGCCGCTATTCGCCCAGGTGTCTTAGACTTCCACCATGGCCAAGCCCAAACAGCAACCCGGCAAGATGCCCATGCCCAAGCCCATGCCCAAGCCCATGCGCCGCCCGATGAAGATCCCGCCGGGCTACTGAAACACCCCAAGAGGGGCCTAACCGCGGTGCAAACGCGGGTCGCCCGACGACATGCGAGGTTCCAGGTGGCCTGATCAGCCGGCCGCTCCGAGGCACAAATGGTGCGCATGACGACGGGCGACGGCCCCGTGTTTCTCTGTCAGTCGCTGCTCACTTTGGCGTAGACTTCCCACGGTTTGAAATTCCAAGCGAATCAACCGCGAACCAAGTGAACCAAGAGATTCCCAAAGGCCGGCACGGTGGCTACAGGCCAGGCTCCGGGCGCAAGAAAGGCACCGGTACCAAACCTGCCAGCCTGAGCCAGCAGGCCCGCGAGTTCGCCAAGCAAGCCACCGTCAGAGTCAACGTAGAGTCCGGCGGCACCCCGCTCGACGTCATGGTCGGCGCGATGAACGCCATGCTCTCCGAGGCCGCCGTGGCCGACAAGGCCAAAGACCTGAAGGGCAAACTGACCCTGCTCGCCGCCGCGTCCAACATCGCCAAAGACGCCGCGCCCTACGTCCACCCGCGCCTGGCCGCGATCTCGCACTCCCTGAGCCCAGATTCGATCCGTGTTCTCAACGAGGCCGAACGCGCCAGCCGGCTCGCCGCCATCGCCACCCTGGCCCGCGACCGCGAGGCTGCAGCGCTCGAGGCCGAGGAAGTTGTGCAGCGCGCCAAGATCGGCGTGGTGAGCGACCCGCCGCCCAATGGCGCCACCACTTCCAGCCCTTGACCCCAAGGAGATCCTGCGGCTGCTGCCCTACCTGACCGAGGCAGAGAAGCGGGAACTCGACGAACTGCTCACCGTTGGCCTGCCGCCCTGGATCCCCCAGATCGGGCCCCAGATGCGCGCGCTGGCGTCGCCGGCCGACATCCTGTACTACGGTGGGCAAGCTGGTGGCGGCAAGACAGACCTGCTGATTGGCGCGGCGCTGACCCAGCACGAGCACAGCATCATCTTCCGGCGCGAGGCGGTGCAGCTGGTGGGCATCGAGGAACGCATGACGCAGATCCTCGGCTCGCGCGACGGCTACGCCAGCCAGGACGGTCTGTGGCGCATCCCGCATACCAAGCGCGTCGTCGAGCTCGGGTCGGTCAAGGAGCCCAACGACTGGCTGAAGTACCAAGGGCGGCCGCACGACCTGATCGCCTTCGACGAGATCCCCCACTTCTTGGAAGCGCAGTTCCGGGCGCTCAACGGCTGGCTGCGCACCGACGTCACCGGCATTCGGCAGCGCGTGATCTGCACCGGCAACCCGCCCACCATGTCCGAGGGCGAGTGGGTGATCCGCTTCTGGGCGCCATGGCTCGAGCCGCGCCACCCCAATCCGGCCAAGGACGGCGAGTTGCGCTGGTTCGTGACCGACGAGGATGGCAAGGACAAGGAGGTGCCGGACGATTCGCCCATCGTGATCCGCGGCGTGCCGACCAGGCCGCGCAGCCGCACCTTCATCCGCTCGAGTGTCGACGACAACCTGTTCCTGGTGCTCACCGGGTACCGCGATACCCTGATGCAGCTGCCCGAGCCGCTGCGCAGCCAGATGGCGTTTGGCGACTTCCAGGCCGGGCGCAGCGATCCAGTGTGGCAGTTGATCCCCACCGAATGGGTCAAGGCAGCCCAGGCCCGTTGGAAGGAACGCGACATCAAGGGGCCGATGACATCTATCGGGTTCGACGTCGCGCGCGGCGGCATCGACAAGAGCGCGGCCGCGCGCCGGCACGGCCACTGGTTCGATCGCCTGGTGCAGCTGCCCGGCACCGTGACCAACGACGGGCCCAAGGCAGCCGGCTTCATCGTGCCCCTGGTGCGCAACGGAGCTCCAATCTGCGTCGATGCCATCGGAATCGGCTCGAGCGCGTTCGACTTCCTCAAGGGCTTGAACCTGCTCACCATGGCCATCGTGGGTTCCGAGGGCTCCGGCGCCTGGGACAAGTCCGGCGCGCTGCGCTTCAAGAACAAGCGCGCCGAGTTCTACTGGCGCATGCGTGAGGCGCTGGACCCGGTTGCTGACCCGCCCATCGAGCTCCCGCCAGACCCCGAACTGCTCGCCGATCTTTGTGCAGTGCGGTACAAAGTTGTGCAGATGGGCATGGACGCCGGGCTGCTGGTGCGCGACAAGGACGAAATCCGCGAGGTTCTTGGCCGCTCGCCGGACAAGGGCGACGCCGTGGCGATGACGTTCTCGGTCGGCATACCGACACCCGGGTTGGAAGATGCCGCAGCTTTCCGCAAGGCACAGGGGTACGATGACGACGACGATTGACCGCATGAAAGGTCGTGCAACGTGGAAGATAGCCGCTTGTTCGACCAACCGATGGGGCGAGCAGACTTCTGGCAAAAGGTCGCCGCCTTCACGTTCGGCCTGTGGGCCATCATGCTGCCGCTCGCCGCTGGGCTCATCATCAGTTCGGTGTCGCGCTTCAGCGACCGATTCGACGCCTACATCCTGGCCATGGAGCGGCGAGTGACGCTGCTGGAAGAACGGCAGTCACGGGTGCTGAAGGTGCTGGAAGATCAGGACGGCCGGCTGGATCGGCTCGAGGACCGCCCTAGGGCAAAACCATGACCTGGCGCACAGACATAGCCCGAAAAAGAGAGTACAAAGCGAGCACAAACTTAGGGGCGCCCCATGACGATCCAGACCGTGATCACTTCCGCTGGCGTCGTGCTTGGGGCAGGCGATTTCCAGCGCACCGACCGCAACATCACGTGGGGCATCAAGTGCCTGGAGCTCTCGGGGACGCAAGTCGTCGGGATCTACCTGAAGGCCGACGACGGCACCTGGGTCCAGAACTTCGTGATCGAGGATGGGTTCGACATGACCGAGCAGGAATTCCCGACTGTCATGGAGTGGTTCATCAAGCGGTTCCTGGTCAGGCTCAACGCCTGGCTGCGCAGCATGTTCCCGGTGATCGCACCCCCGCCCGTTCCAGGCGGCACCCGGTTCGAGCAGGCCGATTCCCTGATCTTCGGCTCACTGGTGGTCAACGAGATCGACGGCACGCTGGTGGCGAGTTCGCGGACGTGATTCCGTGGCCGAGTGGATCACCTGCACCACGATCGCGGTGGTGATCTTTGCGCTGCTGATCGCGGGTACGCGGCGCAGCAAGCTGCAAGACAGGGGTTCGTGGTGAACCCCCACAACTCGATCAATGACATCGACCCGTTGCCGGTGATCGGGCAGAAGCCGTCGCCCGAGGTTGTCGACGTGCCGATCCGGCTGGACGAATGGCTCGTGTTGCCGGGTGGCTTCAGCATCAACCGACATGGCCAGAGGAAGTTTGGCGCCGACGGTGGCGAGCGCGACAGTGGCGACGACAAGATGATCGATCGGGACAAGCCGCCAGACTACCCGGTGATCCTCACGAACGACGGTTTGCGCGACTGGTTCGAGCGCTTGCCAGATGATGACGACCTGCCGCCAAAGATCCCTTGGCCGTTCTGAAAGGACGATGATGCCGACGAACAAAGTCACAGCCGGCGTGCTCGCCGGTGCGCTCACGGGCCTGATCCTGTGGGGCGTGAAGCAGTGGGGCAAGGTCGACGTGCCGATCGAGGCAGCGAGCTCGCTGTCTGTGATCCTCACCTTTGCCACCCAATGGATGGTCACCGACTCGGAGAAAGCAGCATGAAGCCCCAACGGATCCCGTTCCTCACGTTCCTCGCCTTCGTTCTGATGTGGCTGGCCGCGTGCGCGCAGCTGGGCCTGCCCACGCCCACCACGATGAACGAAAAGCTGGCGGCCGCGCAAGGCAGCGTGACGCAAGTGCGCACCACGGCGACGAACCTGCTCACCGCCAAGCAGATCACGGTGGCCGACGCCGAGAATGCGCTGAAGGTCACCGATGCTGCATCCGAGGGCATCGCGGTGGCGCGCACCCTATCGGCCACTGACCCCAACGCTGCGCAGGCTCGGCTGACGATGATCGTCACCACGCTGACCGCGATCCAGGCGTATCTCGCCTCGAAACACAACTAGGAGAACGCCATGGGCGTTGAAGCCGCAATCACCCTGTTGCTGGGCCTGCTCGATCGAGCCTCGCAGATCGGCACGCTGATCTCGAGCGCTCGCGCTGAAGGCCGCGACGTCACGTCGGCCGAGCTCGACGCGCTGGTGGCCGCCGATCAGGTGGCCCGCCAGGCGCTGGTCGACGCCATCGCCAAGGCCAAGGCTGGGTGAGGTGTCCGCGCGCGGCGTCATCCCAGGAACCGAGGACGAGGAATTCGACCTCGACCTGGGTGACAGTCACTGGCTGCGCTACACGTCATGGGCGCCCGACCGCACGATCGAGGCGAATCGTGTGCGGTACGATGGAATCCCAGACATCGAGTACTGCGGAGCGCTGGTTCCGCATCGCAAAGCGGATGGTGCGATCTGCATGGGGCACGTGCACTTCGATGGCGAGGCGGTGCGCAAGGTGTTTCCGGGCGCCTCGATCTGGCAGGTGCAGTCCCAGGAGCCGCTGACGCTTTCGCCCAGCCTGCTGTGCTGCGCCTGCGGTGACCACGGGTTCATCCGTGACGGCAAGTGGGTGCGCGCGTGATCACCCTCGAGCAGCTGATCGCCGCCGGCATCGCGCCGACGCAGGCCAGATTGTTCATCGAGCCGATGATCGCCACCTTCACTCGGTTCCAGATCAACACGCCGGTACGCATGGCCGCCTTCATCGGTCAGGTCCGCCACGAATCGGCCGACCTGACCAAGATGGAGGAAAACCTGTTCTACAACAACCCGGAGCGCATCCGGGATGTGTTCGGGCACAAGCGATTCCCCTTGGTGAGCGATGCCATGCGCTATGCGCGCGACCCGCAGGCGCTGGCCAACTACGTCTACGCCAATCGCTATGGCAACGGCGACGTCGCCAGCGGCGACGGCTGGAAGTTCCGAGGGCGAGGCGGGTTCCAGTTGACCTTTCACGACAACTACCGCGACGCCAGCAATGCCCTTGGGTTTGACTACCTGCGCAACTCGGAACTCGTGGCCATGCCGTTCGGCGCCATGATGACGTCGGGCTGGTATTGGAGTTCCAGGGGGTTGAACCTGCTCGCCGACTCCAGCCAGATCGACGAGATCACCAAGAGCATCCACGGTCCAGCGATGCTTGGCGCCAATGAGCGGCGCAACGGATTCGACGAGGCGCTTCACGCATTCGCGTAGGATGCCGAACCCATGAGGCCCATCCCACCCCCCGGACCCACCCGCAACGAGCCGGTGAGCCGCGACGAGGCGGGACGCGGCGCCTACTCACTGGCTGCGCTCGAGGACTTGCTTGACGACTGCCAAGCGCAGCCGGACTGGCGCCAGCGCGCCGACCACGCCCATGCGTTCTACGACATGGGCAAGCAGCTGACGCCTGAGCGCGAGCACCAGATCCGCCGCAACTGGGGGATCGAGCCCCGTCAGACGAACCTCGTTTTCGGGGTCATCAACGGCGTGCTCGGGCAGGAAGCCAAGGCGCGCAGCGACGTGCGCATCGAGGCCGACGACGACGATTTCGCCGACGTGTCCGATGTGCTGTCCGTGCGCATGAAGGAAGCCCAGCGCGAGGCCAACGTCGACATGGCCGTGTCCAACGGCTACGCCGGCCAGGTCAAAGGCGGCATCGGCTGGGTCGAGGTGAGCCGCGCCGCCGATCCGCTGGACTACCCGTACCGCGTGCGCGAGATCCACCGAAACCAAATCTGGTACGACTGGCGCTCGACCGACCTGGGGCTGCGCGACGCGATGTGGCTGGTGCGCAAGCGCTGGGAGGATCTGAACGAAGCCGTGGCCCTGATGCCGCAGTTCGAGCAGATCCTGATGGGCGCCGTCAACGGGTTCGACATGCTCAACCTGCCCGACGACGACACGAACGAGAACGTCGTGGTGCTGCGCAACGCCTGGAACCTGCAGCGCACCACGCGCATCGTGCGCGACGACTGGTGCGACACCCGGCGCAAGCGGATCAAGTTCCACGAAGTCTGGTACCGGGTGCCGGCCGAGGTGGTCGTGCTCCAGCTGAGTCCGACCAAGCGCGTGATGTTCGATCGGGCCAACCCGCTGCACATCGAGGCGGTGCGCCGCGGCCTGATGCCGGTCAGCAAGGCCATCACACGGCAGGTGCGCATGGCCCTGTTCGCCGGCCCGCACCGCCTGATGGACGTCGGCACACCACGGCGCAACTTCCCCTACGTCCCGTTTTTCGCCTTCCGCGACGACGAGGACCGTTCGCCGTACGGCCTGATCGAAGGGATGATCAGCCCGCAGGAGGAATACAACGAGCGCCGTCAAATGGTGAACTGGATGCTCAAAGCGCGGCAGATCCAGTTGGACAGCGACGCGCTGGACAAGGACTACAACACGGTGCGCAACCTGCAAAGCCGGGCGATGCGCCAGGACACGATGATCGTGCTCGACCCCAATCGCATGAACAAGCAAAAGGGCGTGGAGTTCGCCAACAACTTCCAGGTCCAGGCCGAGCAGGTCGAGATCATGCAGGACGCCAAGCAGCTGATCCAGGACGTGCCCAAGGTCTACTCGAGCCAGTTGGGCAACGCGCCGGCCGGCGTCACTTCTGGCATCGCCAACTCCCTGCTGATCGAGCAGGGCCTGGTGGCGATGGGCGAGTTGAACGACAACTACCGCTACGCACGCAAGATGGTGCACGAACAGTTGCTCGACCTGATCGTGGACGACCACCTGCAAGAGAAGATGCGGGTGATGATCGGTACCGGTACGCAGCGCCGGGCGATCGTGCTCAATGTCTGGGGCCCGCAGGGCGAACCGATCAACCGGGTGAAGGACGCGCCGATCCGCGTGGGCCTGTCCGAAGTGCCGGTGTCGCCGGCGTACCGGATGCAGGAGCAGCAGCAGCTTGCCACCATCATCCAGGGGTTGCAGGGCAATCCGCAGGCGATGGCCATCCTGGCTCCCGCCTACATCGAGGGCTCGAGCCTGCCGAACCGGCAGGGCCTGGCAGACGACCTGCGGCGCGCCAGCGGAATCCCGGTGGCCGCCGACCGCCAAGCGCAAGCGGCCGCCCAGCAGCAGACCATGCAGGCCGCCCAAGAAGGGCAGGCACTGGAGAAGGCTGGCGCTGTGGCCGACATCAACAAGAAAGTGGCCGAAACGCAGAAAACACAGGTCGAAACTGCCAAATTGGCGCACGATGCGCAGATCAACGCAGGAAATCAGGCGCTCGCCGAGCGCAAGCAAGCGGTGGCCGAAACGCCACCGGCCGGAGCTCCCGGTCAGCCAGCAGCCAACGAGGGGCAACTGATCGAGCGCTCGCTAGCCCAGGCGAGAGCATGAAGCAGCGTGGCAAGAGGGCCGGTGCCACGTCAGTAAGAGGCCAACTCCCGCGCCGGAGTCATCGCGACTGGCGCGCGGTATTGCAGCGATGGACCAACGCCCGGGGCAACCTGGGGTTTCGGACCCATCCGATAAATGGGATGTGAGGAAACGTGCCACCCAACCTGAGTGAGTTGAACCCGGAAAGCCCCGAGTTCGCAGCGGCGGAAGAAGCCATGTTGCGCGCCGAGGATGAGGAAGCGGGCAAGTCGAAGGACGAATCCGGCCCGGGGACGCCCGCGCCTGAACCGTCTGCGACACCCGCTGCAGCGCCAGCCGCAGACGTTGCGGCGGCGGCCGGGACACCACCTGCATCACCTGCACCCGCGCCAGCGGCCAAGCCAGTCGGAGTGCTGGGCAAGGACGGAAAAACCGTTCTGCCCTACGCTGCGCTGGCCGGCGCGCGGCGCGAGTCGCAGGCCGAGCGGCAGGGCAGGATCGCAGCCGAGGCGCGCGTGAGCGACTTGCAGCGGCAACTGGACGAATTGAAGGCCGGCAAGGCGCCGGCTGCCGAGGAATCGTCCGTTGTCGATGACGAGCTCGCCACCGACTACCCGGCGCAAGCTGCAGCGATCCGGGCACTGGAGAAGAAGGTCGACGACAAGTTGCGCACCGCGCGAGAAGAACTCGCCGCGGCCGCACCGACCCCCGCCCCAGTTGCCCCACCTGCGGATGCAGACTCGAACCCAACTCAGGAAGCCATCGACAGCGTTCCGATCCTCGCCGAATGGCAAGGATCCAAGGGCGCCGAGTGGCAGGCGGCGGTCGCGCTGGACAAGGCGCTGATCGACACGCCCAAGTGGAAGTCCAAGCCGGAAGCCGAGCGCTTCAAGTTCGTCGCCAAGACCATCGCCGACCAGTTCGACCTTGCTGCTGGCGCTGAACAGTTCGGCGAAGAAACGCCCTCACCAACACCCCAACCGAGTCCACCCAGGAAAGACCCCGACGAAGTCATCAAGGGAGCCAAGCGGATCGAGCCGCAGACCCTGAGCGACTTCAAGGGAGGCGCACCCGACGCCTCGCGCGACACCCTCAACGATCGAACGCCGGCCATCAGGCAGGTGAACTCGTTCTCGAGGATGAGCGACGAGGAAATCGACGCGCACCTGGCGAAACTCGGATGAAGGACAACCCATCCTGATCCGAAGGAACCGAAATGTCTCAAACCTCAGTCGCGGCGGGCTCGAACCTCGCCCTGACGCAATACTCGACCGCGCTGACCGCGCAGTTGATCCGCGCGCCCGGCGACCTCAACGCGCTGACGGGACCGCCCCCGAAGCAAGCGGATGCCGAGCAGACCCTGAAGCTGCAGACCAGCCCCGACATGCCGCTGGTGCGCATCACCGACCTGTCCACCGACCCCAAGGGCGACAAGGTGACGGTCGATGCGTTCAACGTCGTCGGCGGCAAGCCGATCATGGGCGACCGCAACGCCGAAGGCATGGGCAAGAAGCTGTCGAGCTCGTCGTTCAGCATGCTGATCGATCTGGCGACCTTCAACGTCGATGCCGGTGGCAAGATGAGCCGCCAACGCACCCGCTGGGACTTGCGTCGCATCGCCAAGGCCGCGGCGCAGGCGTACTACCCGCGCATGGTCTGGCAGCGTGCACTCGTGCACATGGCCGGCGCACGCGGCAGCCAGACAGGCCAGTCATGGGACATCCCGCTGTCTTCGGACCCGGATTTCGCCGACATCATGGTCAACACCGTGCAGGCGCCGACCTACAACCGGCACTACGTGGTCGACGACACGCTGACGTTGATCCAGGGCGCGCTGCAGCTGCAGTCGATCGGCACCGATGACGTCTGGAAGCTCAAGACGCTGGACGGCCTGGCCGTGATGCTGGAGTCGATGGAAACCAAGATTCCGCCACCGCGGATCTCGGGCGACCCGCAAGCCTATGACTCGCCGATCAAGGCCATCCTGATGATGCCGCCCGGCGCGTACAACAGCCTGCTGGCCGACACCACATCGGGCTCGAACCTGCGCGCGTTCCAGGCAGCGGTCGAGCAGCGCCAGAAGTACGCCCCCGACTCGGCCGTGTTCCGCGGCGAGTGCGGGATCTGGCGCGGAATCCTGGTGCGCAAGATGGAGTATTCCATCCGGTTCGCAGCCAGCGAGGTGTGCAAGGGCATCCTGGTGGCCAACAAGCTCGCCGGCACCACCGAGAGCGACATCACGGTGGCCGCGGCGATGAGCACGACACACGTTGTCGAGCGCTCGCTGCTGCTGGGCGCGCAGGCCCTGGCCCGGGCCGAGGGCGCCAGCAACAGCGGCGTGCAGGCGGCGATCATCGAGAACACCTACAACGCCGGCCGAAACTACGAGTACCTGGCCGAGTTCATGGGGGGTGAAGCGAAATTCCGCTTCAAGTACCCGAACACAGCCGGCGATGCTGAGGCCACCGACAACGGCGTCATGGTGATCGACGCCGCGGTGCCGAAGGTGGCCATCGCCTGACCCGCAGGGAACACGCCAACCACTTCAGAAGGAATCCATCATGGCAAACTACAAAGGCGTGAACCTGGCGAACAGCCGTTCGCAGTTCATGCAAGCGTTCGGCGATGCGGTCAGCGAGTACGACATCACCGAAACCATCACGGCGCTGCTCGCGCTGGCCGATACCGTCGACCTGATCCGCGTGGCCGGCGGCACGGAACTCCACGTGCTCGAGACATGGGGCCCCGACCTGGACACTGCGACCACGTTGCAGGTCAAGATCGGCTACTTCAAGGTCGACGGCGGCGGTGTGCTGACGGACGTGGATGACTACTTCGGCTCGGGGTTGACAAACTTCCAGGCCGCGGTGCTGTCCAGTGGTCCCACGCGCTACGCCTTCCAGCCGATCACATTCAACGAGGACGTGATCATCCGGGCGACGGTGACAGCGGCGGCCACCAGCACGGCCATCACCACGGGCAAGATCAACACCCACATCCTGGGTCGTGCTCGCGGCGTGAAGTAGGGCAAGCCGCCCGGCTTCATCAGAGTGGGCCGGGCTTTGGGCGCCTGCGGAGCAAATCGTGGGCGCCCGTTTGAAGCCAAGGAGTCACCATGGCCACCAAAGGACATGGCAGCGGGCCGATCAAGACCAGCGGCACGTACAAAGGCAAGTCCAACGTGCTTGGTGAGGGCGGCCGCTCCCAGCAGCTGCTCGATCGGGGCGTGCCGCGCGCCGTCGTTGGCATGATCGCTCGAGCGCACAACGCGGCGCCTGGGCAATCGAACTACCACGCCCACTCGGCCAAGAAAAGCAAGGCCAAGGTGATCTGATGCCAGCACGCTCCAAAGCGCAAAACCGCTTCATGCAAGCGGTCGCGCATGATCCGCAGTTCGCGGCCAAGGTCCATGTGCCTCAGAAGGTCGGCCAGGACTTCGCCGCAGCGACCAAGACGACCAAGGGCCTGCCCGAACACGTCGCCAAGAAAAACCGCGCGAAGGTCATCTAGATGGGCACCGTGCTGGTCAGGGACTTCTTCCTTGGCGTTGCAACGGTCCTGCAGGACTTGAACCCACAGTGGAGACGCTGGGGCGAAATCGAACTCGTCCGAGACGCCAATTTCGGCCAGCGAGCGCTCGCCACGTTCCTGCCGCCATCGTGTTCTCGCATCGACGCGATCCGGCTTGATCCAGGAACTCGCCAGAATCTTCGCCTGGTGGTGTCCGGGCGCGTGGAACCGGGCGACGGAAGCGACATGCGCGGCATCGCCTTTCTCGGGGCGACCCGCAACATGGGCGCCGATGGGATCACGCCAGGGACCGTGCCCAGCATCGTCGACTCCGACACGATGGACACCAGCAATCCCGACTGGCACACCGATACGCCCGATGTGACCGTGATCGAGATCGTGGCCGACAAGACGTTCCCGCTGGACTTCTACGTCAGCCCGCCAGTGCACGCGAGCACGCCGGTATGGCTCGAGGTGAAATGGCTGGCCGAGCCAAAGCGCCTGGTGGCCGGACCCAAAGGAGCAGAGCGCTACGTCGAGGGCGGTGCAGGCACCAACGAAACGCTGTCGATCGGCGACCAGTACGAGATCGACCTGCAGAACTACGTCGTGGCGATGGCGCTGCTCAAAGGCAGCAAGAACGTCCAGAACCTGCCCAAGGCGCAAGTGCACACGCAACTGTTCATCCAGTCGATCAACGCTCAGGCGCAGGTCTACTCCGGCGTGTCACCAGCGCTCACCGCGCTGCCGTTCGCTGCGCAAGTCCCTGCCGCAGGAGGATAGGCGATGTTCTACAAGGACATGGTGGCCGGCATGTTCTCCCGCGCGAAGGGCCTGCCACGTGCCGAGGCGGCCGACGCGATGCGCGACACCTGCATCGACTTCTGCAAGCGCACCTACGCGCTCGTCACCGGTGCCGAGGTGGCCATCAATGGCACGGAGGTGCCAGCCATCGACTTCGTGGGCATGGTGCTGGACATCGTGGAGGCACGCATCCCTGGCAAAAGTGTGCTGGTGACCTACATCAACGATCCGCGCGCCGATGACATCGAGGCCGGCAACGACCCGGACTACGACTACGCCATCACCTATGCCGAACCCAACAACGCGCAGCTGGTGCCCGCAGCCACCGAGGACGCACCGGTGACGGTGGAGTTCCTGCTGGCCGTCGCCCCCGGCCCGGATTCCACCGAGGTCGACGACTTCATCTGGCAGCGCTACAGCGATGGCCTGAAACACGGCGCGCTGTACCGCGTGCTCGAAGAACCCGGTCGACCCTGGTCAAATCCGTCGTCTGCGGCCTACCACAAGACAGAGTACGAGCGCGCGGTGCGCGCTGGCGAATCGTTCGCATCGAAGAACCGCAGAGTCGTCGCCCAAGAGTTGCGCGTCGAAACCGCCGAACCTGCCCTCGGCCGCGTGCGCAGCCGCACGTTCTAGGAGAACCCAATGTTCCCAGTCCTGTTTTCCAACGCGCTGCAGAACTCGCTGTCGCCAAGCACGACGAGCAAGGCGCCGACTGTCGCAGCTGTCAACGCGGCGCTCGCCTCGCTGGCACTGTTCACCTCGCTCGCCCAAGGCGTGGTGCCGGCATCGGGCGGCGGGACCGCGAATTTCCTGCGCGCCGACGGCACCTGGGCAACCCCACCGGGTGGTGGTGGTGGCGGTGGCGGGCCGCTGGTCGACGGCGACTACTCCGATGTGACCGTCAGCGGCGGCGGAACCATCTGGGCGATCAAGGACGGCGCGGTCCTGTTCTCGGAGCTCGGCAGCAAGCCGACCACGCTGGCCGGATACGCGATCACCGACGCAGCGCCGCTCACACACGTCGGCGCCGGGGCTGGCGCGCATGCCAATGTGGTGTCGTCCGGCGCGGCCGGGTTCATGATCGGATCCGACAAGGCCAAACTCGACGGCATCGCCGCGGGCGCAACGGCCAACTCGAGCGACGCGACCTTGCTCGCGCGCGCGAACCACACCGGCACGCAACTCGCAGCCACGATCCAGGACTTTGACGCGGCGCTCGAGGCGCGCATCGGCACACACACGCTGTCGCAGGGCGCCAATGTCACGCTGAACTACAACGCCGGCACCGGCGTCACCACCATCAGTGCAGCCACCGTCGGCGGGGCAACGCTGGCCGATGGCAACTATGGCGACGTGACAGCCGGCAGCGGCGGGACCGTCATCACGGTCAACGCTGCCGCAATCACCTTGGCCCAGATGGCCAACCTGCCGACCGATCGGCTGATCGGCCGCGATGCAGCTGGTACCGGGGTTCCCGAGCAGATCAGCGTCACCGGCGGTCTGGAGTTCACCGGCACGCAGGGCATCCAGGTGGGCGCCTTCACCGGAGACGTCACGAAGTCTGCGGGCGGCACGGCCCTGTCGATCGCCGCGGCGGCGGTCACCTTTGCCAAGATCCAGACCGTCAACACCGATCGGCTGGTCGGTCGTGACACCGTAGCGGTTGGCTCGGTCGAGGAAATCTCCGTTGCCGGCGGCCTGGAGTTCACCGGATCGGGCGGCATCCAGCGCTCCGCATTGAGCGGCGACGTGACGGCCAATGCCGGCAGCAACACCACCGCGATCTCCAACAGTTCGGTGACCCTGGCCAAGATGGCCAATCTGGCGCAGGACCAGGTGATCGGTCGCGTCACAGCATCCACGGGTGTGCCGGAAACCTTCACGGTCACCGCTGCTGCGCGTTCCGTGCTCGACGACGTGAGCGTCAGCGCGATGATCAACACGCTGGGCGGCGGCACGGCTACCGGCACCGGCGTGCTGGTGCGCCAGGACGCGCCGACCTTCACGACCCCAACCCTCGGTGCAGCTGCCGCAACCTCGATTGCCGTGGGCGGCGGGACCGCTCTCACGACGACCAACCGCACCGGCTCTGGCAACCTCGTGCTGGCCACAGGTCCGACGATCACGGGACTGATCGCCAGCGGTATCGCCACCTACGACGGCGCCGAGATCACGACCCCGAGCGCGATGGGCGCCCTGGTGGTCGACGTCACCAAGGGCCTGAACACCAAGAGCATCAGTGTCGATTCGACGCTGACGTTCAGCGGCACGCCGGCCAGCGCGAACACCTGGTTCCGCGCGCTCGTCATCAACACCGACACCAACGCGCACATCATCACGATCCCGTCGTCGTTCGACACCGGCCTTCAACAGACCGTCACCACGACGCCGATCCCGGCCAGCGGCAAGTTGCTCCTGGTCTGGTACTACGACGGCAGCGTCTACAACCTGTTCGGCGGTGGCCCGTACCTCAACAAGTACGACGCGACCGTCAACCCGGGCGTCAACGACGACGTGGATCTCGGCTACGGACCCGGTTCCCTGTGGTTGAACGCCACCGCAAACCTGTCGTTCATCTGCGAGGCCAACACCAACGGCGCCGCCATCTGGAACATGATGGGCGGCGGCCTGGCCGATGCCGACTACGGCGACTTCACCGTCACGAGTGGCGCGGCCACCATCGATGCCGGCGTGGTGACTCTGGCCAAGCTGGCCAACATCGCCACCGACAAACTGATCGGGCGCGACACCGCGAGCACCGGGGTGCCCGAGGCGATCGGCGTCACCGGTGGCATCGAGTTCGACGGCACCGGCAACATCCGCACGACCGCGTTCACGGGGGACGTCACCAAGACCGCGGGCGGAACCGCACTCACCATCGCCAACGCCGCGGTGAGCCTGGCCAAGATGGCAGACATCGCCACGGCGCGCGTCATCGGGCGCACGACAGCTGCCACCGGCGTGCCGGAAGCGCTCACCGGGACGCAGGTCACCGCACTGCTGGACCAGTTCACGACCGGCGGCGTGAAGGGCCTTGCGCCGGGATCGGCCGGCGGGACGACCAACTTCCTGCGCGCCGACGGCTCATGGGCCTCGCCCGGCGGCGGCGGCACCGTCACCAACACCGGTGGCAACCTGACTGCCAACTCAGTCGTCCTGGGCGCCGGCACGACCGACACCAAGGTGGCTGCCGGATTCGTGACCGACGGCGTGAGCAAGATGACTCTCGGCGTGGCAGGTGCCTCAGTCGGTGGTCTGCTGCTCGCCAACGCCACCAGTGGCACGGTCGAGATCCGGCCACCCACCGGTGCCTTGGGCACCGTGGTGCTCACCGCGCCTGCCATCACCGATACGCTGCAGGTCCGCAAGATCGCCGCACTCCCCGGGACCAACGACACCTACGACGGCCGTGTGATCACCGGACTGAACACCGGCTACTCGAGCACGATCTGGGATCCGGTGTACCTCGGCGCCGCGGGAACGTGGCTGCTGGCTGATGCGGACGGCTCGGGCACCTATCCGTGCCGCGGTCTTGCGACTTCAGCGGCCGCCAGTGCCGCGTGCGACATCCTGGTGCTGGGTGTTGCGCGCCACGATGCCTGGGCCTGGACCATCGGAGGCGACATCTTCATTTCCACGGCCGGAGCTCTCACGCAGACCCCGCCGGCAGTGAGCGGCAACAAGGTGATGAAGATCGGTTTCGCAGTCACGGCCGATTCGATCTTCGTCAACTGCGGCAGCGGTGAATACCTGACGGTGACCTGATGCACCTGTTGCCCATTCGGCGCCGGCGAGTCGCTGCACCGACTGGTGTCTCGCCATCTGTCCTGTCGGCCACGGTTCCGGCGGCCGGCACCAGCATCAGCATCCTGCACAACCAGTCGGTGACGTTCGGCGCCGGCGGCAATGGCGGATTCGCGCTGACCATGACGGGTGGGGCAGTCGTGCTCACCTACCAGTCTGGCGCCGGCACGGCGACGCTCGTCTACACCCTGTCGCGCACGCTCTCGGCTGGTGAAACTGGATCCCTGAACTACACCCAACCCGGTAACGGAGTGGAGGCATCGTCAGGTGGCCTGGATCTCACCACTTTTGCCAACCTGACAGCCGTCAACAACAGCACGCAAGCGTCCCCGACGCACACCACCAGCACGATCTCGACCAGTGGCGCGCAGATCACGCTCGGGTTTTCCGGGGTCGTCAATGTGGGCGCCGGAGGCAACGGCGGGTTCGTGCTGAGCATGAGCGGCGGTGCTTCGGCCATGAGCTACGTGTCCGGCTCCGGCAGTTCGAGCCTGGTCTACTCACTGGCTCGAGCGATCGACATCGGCGAGAGCGGAACGCTGGCCTACACGCAGCCAGGCAACGGGATCGAGGGATCGGTCAGCGGCCTGGACGTGGCGTCATTCTCAGGGCACGCGGTCACCAACAACAGCACCCAACGTCCAGCGTTGACGTCGGCTGTGATTGGGAGTCTCGGCACGTCTATCAGTCTTGCCTTCAGCAAGTCGGTGACGGTCGGTGCTGGTGGGAATGGTGGAGTCGCGCTGACCATGACGGGCGGCGCAGTCACCGCAGCCTATTCGTCTGGCAGTGGCAGTACGACACTGACCTACACCCTGAATAGAACCATCAATTCAGGAGAAACCGGGACGATCGCATACACGCAGCCGGGCAATGGTCTGGAAGCCACCGCGAGCGGCGCTGACGTAGCGACCTTCAGCGGCAGCGCAGTCACCAACAACAGTTCGGCTGGCGGCGGGATCGATCGTTTGAGCATCGGGTGGGAGCAAGCGACTCCCGAGCAGATCGGCATTTACGCGCCGACGACAGCGGCGGTTGCGGCAGGCTCGACCGTGACGGTCCGCTACAAGGCGTCGAGCAGCGGCACGTGGCTGCAGGCGCACCCGCTCCTGCGCATCAGCACGACCGGCAACGAGTCCGGTGGACCGACGACGATCGTCGACGCCTTCGCCGGGACGATCTTCGACCTTCAGCCTGGCACGTCGTACGACGTGGAGTTGACCCACGTCGAGGCCGGCCAGGCGAACAAAGTCAGCACCTTCTCTGGCGGCACCGCGCGCACGACGCGGGCGCTTCCAGCGGTCGCCACGGTAACCGGGACCGGCACGGCGCGCACCGCCAACTCCGCGGCCAGCATCGTCACGCAATTCGGGCTCGTCAACCCGGGCGATGTGCTCACGATCGCCGACAGCGCGACTCCGTATGACGTGTCGAGCCTCACACTGAGCCGCAGCGGGACTGCAGCGAACCCGATCTACATCCGCGGCACTACGCGCGCAGGAACGATTCTGCGCGACACGACGGGCACGGTGCTCTTGCTCAGCGCGAGCTACGTCGTGCTGGAGAACCTGACCATTCAGGGGTCAGGAGTTGACACCGGGAACACAAGCCCGGTGTCGTACGGCATCGGCTTGAACGGCGCTCGCATCAACGTCACGATCCGCAATGTCACGATATTCGGAGTCGATCAGGGGATCATGTCCAACGACGGTAGCGAAACCGTCGGCACACTGATCTACAACTGCAGCATTCAGGGCAATGACGCCTGGATTTCTGGCAACGTGCAGGGCACTTCGCCGACCGGCAACGACACGGGCGTCGAACTGCCTGGATTGGGTAATTGCTGCTGGAGCAGCACGATCAAGGGATTTGGCGACGGCTTCAGCTTCGTGCGCTACTCGAGCGACGGCGCGCGAAGCATCGGCAGTTACGCCTACCGAAACGAGTTGCGCAACTGCTGCGACGACGCGACCGAACTGGACTACGGAACGCGCAACATCGCGTTCTACGACAACTTGGTGGTCAACTGCGGTACCTCGATGTCGCTCAGTTACGTCTTCGGCGGACCGGCGTACTGTTTCCGAAACGTCGCCGTCAACGTGGCGCGAGGCCCTTACAAGATCAACGGCGACGCCGTTGGGCAAACCGGATTCCTGATCTACAACAACACGATCGTGCGTACGGATGGTTCGACGGGCGGTTGGGGCATGACGCAGACGGGGACGAATGGGGAGTGGAACAACTATTCGTTCCGCAACAACCTGCTCGTCTATCGGGGGAGCGCGACAGGGGGTCTTGCTGCACTCGAGCAACCAGGCAACAACCCGTGCGACTTCGACTACAACGCATGGTTTCCGAACTCTGGAATCTGGTGGACGAACTCCGGCGGTTCATGGGGCAACCTCGCGGCGGCAAAGACAGGACTTGCCTCTGCCACACGCACTCCATTGTTCGGTTCCTCTCAGCGCATGCAGCACGACGTCATCACGGTGACCAATCCTTTCACCAACGCCATCACGCTCGGAGCCAGCCACACGACTGAGATCACAGGGAAGCCTGATGCCACCTTGTCCGCGAGCGGCCCAAAGAACCTCGGCGTGGCGATCCCTGGCATCACGGACGGGTTCACCGGAGCAGCACCTGACATCGGGGCGATCATCACCGGACGAACCGCGGTGACCTACGGTGATGTGTCTGCTTCCCAACCTGCGTGGATGAGCGGCATGGCGCTGTTCGCGTGGAAGCAGTTGACGAACACGCGACCTTCCGCCGCTGGCGCCACGGACAACATGACTGCGTTCAGCGGATGCGTGCTGGACCCGACGCGACGCAATCTGATCGCCTGGGGCGGCGGTCACAACGACTCACCGGACAATGCGGTCTACGCGATTCGGTACGGACGAGACGTGCCGGATGTGGTAGTGCTCAATACGAGAAGTCCATCAACCCCAGATAACGTGGCACACAACCCGGATGGGAAGCCTTCGGCTCGGCACAGCTATGACCTTCTGGTCTACAGGCCGTTGGCCGACGAGTTCTTCAGCGTTACCTGTCCTTCACCGTGGCATGCTGGGTCAGGCAATCCATACATAGATTGCGACGGGTTCAGGTTGTCGGATAACATCTGGTGGCCTGCGAAGCACTACTCCGATTTCCCGAACGTCGTCGGTGGAGACTTCGACCGTGCCGCATGCGTCGACAGTGCCGGCATCGTCTATGCCATCATCAACAACGATCATTCGTTGCAGAAGTGGACACCTGCCACAAACGCGTGGACAGAGTTGTGGGGAGGCGGCAATGACATCTTCGGAGGCGCGCTGGTATTCGATCCTGTTCGTTCTCGGCTAGTCCTTTTTGCCAACTCGGCAAACGGCGGCGCATGGTGGACGCTGGCTGGCGCTCGGACAGGCTTGAGCCTTGCGTCCAATGCCCAGGGCAAGTCGGTTGTCTATTGTCCGGAGCGGGATTCTTTCCTGAACATGCAGAACACTGGTGGAGCTCCCAATCTGTTCGAGATCAATCCGACGACCTACGCAGCTACGCAGATCACGTTGTCTGGGACACCACCCGCGCCAACAGACGGCACCACGTTCTACAGCCGGTTCCAGATCGATACTACGTTGGGCATTCTGTTATTGCTCCCCGGCGATCACACCAAGGACGCATACGCTATGCGATACAGGTGACATATGGCATTCGCAGTAGACACGACAGGACACCTGCCCGGAACCGCTGGAGACACCGGATCGAAGACGTGGACGCACGTCTGCGGAGCCTCGGCGAACAAGCTGCTCGTGCTGATCGGCATGGGCACGAACACGGCCGGTCAACGGACCATCAACACTGCGACATACAACGGCGTGACGCTAGGTACACCTGTTGCGACGGTGAACTTCGGGTTCGTCACGTTCTACATCTTTTGCCTTGACTCTCCCGCGACAGGTTCTCACACGGTCGACATCACCAGCACCGCTGGCAACTGGGGACAAGTCGCCGCCTACAGCATCAGCTACAACGACGCAGCGGCCGGCACGGTGACTTCCGGGAGCGGGCAAGGCACCACGGCGGGACCGACTACGAACGCGACCGGCATTGCTAGCGGAGATCACGTCGTCAACGTCATCGTCAACGATAGTGCGGTCAACGAGCAGACGCATGACAGTGCGGGCGGCGCCACGCTGATCTTCAAGGATGACGACATCGACGGCGACACCGACATGGGCGCCGAATACTACGTGGCGAGCGGATCGAGTCAGACGCTCCTGTGGAATCAGACCGACTCGGGTTCTAACTGGATCATCGGGTGGGTCGCGGTTCGGGCGGCGGGTGGCGCTGGTGGCCAGGTCAATCAACGCGACGGCATCAATTTGTCTGGCATTAGCGCCATCAACGGCATCACCAAAAGCGGCATCAGCGCCATCAATGGCCTGACGATCTAAAGGATATCCAAGATGCCGCTGGCCGAACTCACCGGGTTCTTCGGTGCGAACCTCAAGACGCACGAGCGGTTTCTGCCGCCCGGGTACTGCGTGTCGAGCGTCAACCAAAAGCCCAACGAGAGCGGTGACTTGCGGCCATGGCGCAACCCATTGACGATCTCCGGGCCAGTGGTACCGGCCAACCGCCAGACGATCTACCGCATGGGACGCGACTCACCGACCCCGAGCGACTTCTGGCTGTCGTGGTCCACCATCGTGC